GGATATAGAGCTGGTGGTGGTGGAGCAGGAGGGTATAGAGCTTCAGGCTTTGGCCCTAGTCCATTAAGAGGATCCGCTATCCCTGTAACTAAAAACACCTCATATCCAATAACAATTGGAGCAGGCGGTGCTGCTGGTTCAAATTCGGGAGGAGCCGCTGGTGATGCTGGACCTCCAACAGGTGGTTCTTGTTGTGGCTCTGGTGGTTCAAGAGGTAGTAATTCAGTTTTTTCTTCGATTACATCAACGGGTGGTGGTGCAGGTGCTGCTTATAGATGTACAAACGGTAATACTAAACAACCAGGAGGAACTGGAGGATCAGGTGGTGGTGGTGGCTCAGGCGAAGGAAATGTACCTAGAGCTTGTGGTGGCGCTGGTAATACTCCACCCGTTAGTCCTTCTCAAGGAAATCCTGGAGGAGGAGGTGGAGGCCCTGGTAATGCTTCCTCAGGTGGTGGCGGTGGTGGAGCAACTGCTGCGGGCTCAAATAATCCTAGTCCTCATGGTAGTCCAGGTGGACCAGGTGGAGCAGGAGCACCTAATACAATCACTGGATCAGATGTAACATATGCTGGCGGTGGAGGTGGAGGCACACACAGTGGTGCAGGCAATCACGGAACAGGAGGAGCAGGTGGTGGAGGAAATGGTGGTAGTCCAGGAAGTCCAGGACCAGCTTGTGGAGTTGCAGGAACAGTTAACACTGGTGGTGGTGGCGGAGGTGGAGCAAACTCTGGTAATCCTGGAGGAGCAGGTGGAGCAGGTGTTGTAGTTATTAAAGAACCAGAATCAACTGAAAAAATAGCTCCTGGAGTATGGAATATTAACGAAGTATACGATCAAGTAAAATCAGGAGCATGGAGTTTTTGATAAAAATTGACTAAATAAATATAATAATATAAATAAACATAAGGATAAATTATGGCACATTTTGCAGAATTAGAATCAAAAACCGATCCAACAGGTTTCACATCTGACACACATTTAGTTGTAAAAAGAGTTGTGGTTGTAGATAATGGTGTTGTTCCTTCAGATGAACACGTTGATGGAGAAACATGGTGTATTAATTTTTTTGGTGGTGGTACATGGAAACAAACATCTTACAATAATAATTTTAGAAAACAATACGCAGGCATAGGTTATATTTATAATACATCAAAAAATAAATTTTTACTACCGCAGCCTTTTGCTTCATGGTCACTTGATTCAAGTGACGATTGGAAAGCACCTATAACTTATCCATCGGTAACAGACGATGGTGAAAGCACCCCTTCATGGTTTTATAGCATTTATTGGAACGAAACAGCTTATAATTCAGATAATACAAAAGGTTGGAAAGCAACTAAATCAAACGACGAATCAGAAACCAAAACTATATACGATTGGAACGGCACAGCTTGGGTGTCCGAATAGGAGACTTAAATGGCTAGAACCAACGGTGGTATAACTGGAAAAAAAAACACAGCTTCTTTCGGAAAATGTACGGTTACTTCATTTACATCATCAGGAAATATTTGCACAACTGCAAACACTAAAATTGCTCAAACTTTATTAATCGCTGGTGGCGGCGGAGGTGGAAAAGGTAGAGCAGGTGGAGGAGGTGCTGGTGGTTATCAAGATATAGAAATAATAGTTTGTGGATCAACTCAATATCCAATAACTATTGGCGGTGGAGCGTCTGGAGCAACGGACGTCACTGCATTTGGAGGTAACGGTTCAAATTCTACAGCTTTTGGATCTACTTCTACTGGTGGAGGTGGTGGTTCTAGTAATTGTTCTACTGCTCCTCCATCTCCAGACACATTTAATTATGGGGGTCATCCAGGAGGTTCAGGTGGAGGCACTGCAATTTGGAAAAGTAATCCTTGTCAATCAGGTCGAGGTAATACGCCACCAACAGATCCACCGCAAGGAAACCATGGAGGTTCTAATCCGATAGGGTGGAACTCACCAACCCCTACACTTGGTACAGGCGGTGGTGGCGGTGCTGGTGCTGTTGGCGCAAATGCTTTAGCTTGTAATGTTTCTGGAGCAGGAGGAGCTGGCGTAGCATCAAGTATTACAGGATGTTCTGTGACTAGAGCAGGTGGTGGTGGAGGTGGAAACGATAATTGTAACACTGCTGGTTCGGGTGGATCAGGAGGAGGTGGTAATGGTGGTGTAAACGCTGTGGGATCAAATGCTACAGCAAATACAGGATCAGGTGGCGGTGGTGGCGGTCGTAATGCTGGAAGCGGAGCTGTATCTAATGGTGGTAACGGTGGTTCAGGAGTTGTAGTTGTAAAAGAATTAAGTAAAGCGAGTGGTATGTGGAATTTAAAAACACACTTTACAGCTCAAACAGCTGGAGCATGTGGAGCTTCTATATGGCCTAAAAAATTATTAACATTTACATTAAATTATCTCGTAGTCGCTGGTGGTGGCGGTGGTGGTAATGGTACTTTTAGTAGAAATGGTGGAGGCGGTGCTGGTGGTTATAGAGCCACTGGTTATGGACCATCTCCTTTACGAGGATCAGCTATAAGTCTGTCAAACATAACTCCAGGTGTTACTTATCCAATAACGATAGGAGCAGGGGGAAGTGCATCTGCTTGTGGATCAAATTCAGTGTTAGGAACACCTTCTGCAATAACATCAACAGGTGGTGGTCACGGAGGACCAGCAACTATTAATGGTGAACCAGGTGGATCTGGAGGTGGTGGTGGATCAGGTCACGGTTGCTCAATACCAAACCCTAATCTTTATGGAACAGGTGGAACAGGAAATACTCCTCCTGTATCTCCTCCTCAAGGTAACGCTGGAGGAAATGGTGGTGCGGCAAATAACGATGGTGGTGGTGGAGGTGGTGGTGCAACTGCTGTTGGAGGACCTACTTTTCCTGGTGGTGGACCAGGTGTTGGTGGAGATGGTGCACCCAATACAATTAATTCATGTGGAACTCCGTTTTCAATAACAGCTTTTGCTGGTGGTGGCGGTGGTTCTAACGCTCCAGGTTCAGTTAGAGCTGGAGGATGTGGTGGTGGTGGAGCTGGTGGTAATCCTAGCACAGCTGGAGTCGCTGGAACTGCTAATACAGGTGGTGGCGGTGGTGGAGCTGGATCACCTACAACTGGAGCAGCTGGCGGATCAGGAGTTGTAATAGTAAGAGCACCTGGAGATGTAACACTTGCGGCATCACCATGTACTAACGCAGTTGCAACACATCCAGGAGGAGATAAATTAGCTACTTTTACAGTTTCTGGAACATTGACAGTTACTTAAAACTAAGTATAGTGTGGTAAAGAAAGAACATGCAATTAACAAATTATTATTGGTATTTTAAATCAGCTATTCCTCATAGAATTTGTGATGATATCGTTCGTTATGGAAAATCTATACAAGATCAAATGGCAGTTACAGGTGGATTTAATAATAAAAAATTAAATAAAAATCAAGTAAAAGATTTAAAAAAGAAAAGAGATTCTAATATTGTTTGGATGAGTGATAGATGGATATATAAAGAAATCCAACCCTATGTTCATCAAGCAAATCAAAACGCCGGATGGAACTTTCAATGGGATTTTTCTGAGTCTTGTCAATTTACTAAATATGAAAAAGGTCAATTTTATGATTGGCATTGTGATGGTTGGGATAAGCCATACATAAGAGAAGATACAAACGCACCTGATCACGGGAAAATAAGAAAACTATCTGTTACAGTTACATTATCAGATCCAAAAAATTATAAAGGTGGTGAGTTAGAATTTGATTTTAGAAATCTAGATCCAGACAAAAAACGTAATGTTAAAAAATGTAAAGAGATATTACCAAAAGGATCTTTAGTTGTATTTCCTGGTTTTGTTTGGCATAGAGTGTGTCCTGTTAAAAGTGGATCAAGGCATAGTCTAGTAATATGGAATTTAGGGTGGCCATTTAAATGAGTTTTCCAAATCAATTAAATTTAGAAGAATATTTTAAATGTCCTATATGGTTTGCAGATGAACCCAAATATGTAAATCAATTAAACAAAGCGTCTGATAAATATATTAAAGAATCTAAAAAAAACCTTAAAAAAGATATAGATAAAAGAAACAAAAAATTTGGAGATAAAGGAGATATGAGTCATGTTTTTCACTCAACTTCTTTAATAGGAGATCCTAAATTTAAAAATCTAATGGAATATGTAGGTGCAACCTCACATAACTTATTAGGAGAAATGGGTTTTGATTTAACTAATTATCAAGTGTTTATAACTGAAATGTGGGTACAAGAATTTGCAAAACAAGGAGGTGGTCATCACACTTTACACACACACTGGAACGGACACATGTCTGGTTTTTATTTTTTAAAAGCAAGTGAAGCAACATCAATGCCAATGTTTGAAGATCCAAGAGCAGGTAATGTAATGAATTTATTACCTGAAAAAGATAAAACAAAAGTTACTCATGCATCAACTCAGATAAGTTATAAAGTAAAACCAGGTAGAATGATATTTTTTCCATCGTATATGCCACATCAATATATTGTTGACATGGGATATGAACCATTTAGATTTATACATTGGAACTGTCAAGCCATACCAAAGAGTGTATTAAATGTCAAAATTAAATAAAGATATGAAAAAAGCAATAATTAAAACCACATTAGAAACAGGTAGTTTAAAGAATAAACCAAACTTTATAGATAATTTTATAAAATCAAAAATGCAACTGAAAGGAAAAAATGTCATTAAAAAAATCGGCTTTTCAAAAAAATAAATATAGTGTTTTAAAAAATGCAATCTCTAAAGAAATGGCAGATTTTTGTTACGTTTATTTTTTAAATAAAAGAAAAGTTTCTAGATTTTTATTTGATCAAAGATACATATCTCCATTTACAGAGTATTTTGGTACATGGGCAGATGAACAAGTTCCTAATACATATTCTCATTACAGTGATTTAGTAATGGAAACTTTATTACAAAAAGTAAGACCTGTTATGGAAAAACATACAGGATTAAAATTATCAGAAACTTATTCTTATGCAAGAATATATAAACCAGGTGATGTATTAGCTCGTCATAAAGACAGGTACTCTTGTGAAATATCTACGACATTAAATTTAGGTGGAGATAACTGGCCAATATATTTAGATCCAACAGGCAACAAGGGTCAAGCGGGAATTAAAGTTAACTTAAATCCTGGAGACATGTTAATATATTCTGGTTGTGATTTAGAACATTGGAGAGAAGAGTTTACTGGTAAGCATTGTGGACAAGTATTTTTACACTATAACAAAGCTAATTCAAAAATGGCAAAAGAAAACGAATTTGATAAACGTCCTTTTTTAGGGTTGCCAGCTTGGTTTAAAGGCTTTAAATTACCTAAATAATATTGTACAATAATAATTTGGCGGGAGATTCCACCACACCATCTCCTGCCTAATTATTATAGGTTTTTTATATGTTACAAAAAGTAAAATTTGCACCTGGGTTTAATAAACAAGTTACATCAACTGGTGGCGAAAGCCAATGGGTTAATGGTGATAATGTTCGTTTTAGATATGGTTCTCCAGAAAAAATAGGTGGTTGGTCACAGTTAGGATCGGTTGATATTACAGGTCGTAATACAGCTGTTCATCACTTTATAAATACGTCGGGTATCAAATATGCTGTGCTTGGAACTAATAGAATTTTATATGCTTATTCAGGTGGTGTTTTTTATGATATACACCCTATTAAATCTACAACAACTTTATCAAGTGCATTTACAACAACTAACGGTTCAGCTGTTGTAACTTTAACTTTTTCTTCTGCTCATAATATAAATAAATTTGATAT